TAGGCGACGAAGCGCGCGTCCTCAATTGTGGTCGCAGTGCTGTTGAGCAGAAGGTTTTCCGGCTTGCCCGGCTTGTCGATGATGCGACCGGGGCGAACGGTGCGCTGCACCTTGATCGTATAGGTCGGCATGTCGAGGGCCACGAGATCGCCCGTCGCCGGGTCCATGTCCTCCACGCGCTGCGGATCGCCAGGGCTTGCGGCTAGCGGCTCCCAGCCTTCGCTGAGCAGCACGGACGCCTCAACCTCGCTGAGGTCCTTGAACGTCTTGGTTTCGATCTCTGGCGCGTCCCAGTACGAGCAGGCGAGTCCGTTGCCGAGGAGCAGAGAATCGTCAGTGGCGTTGAGCAGGATCTGATAGCCGTCGTTCTCAACGAAGAACGAATAGTTCATGTATTCGGTGGCTTCAGACGCCCACTTGTCGTCTTCCTCGCGCACCCGCTCATATGAGACCATCTTGGCAGCGGCGGTGAAGATGCGCACCACGCCGGGCAGCACCTTGGAAATGGTATCGGCTACGTCGCGGCTAGTCTGTGTCGAGCCATTGGGGCGCGGGGGAAGGTCGGGCATTTCGCCGCGCATGTAGGCCAGCGCCAGCGCCCGTTTGTTGGCGAGTTCGGTATGATCGAACGACAGCGACGTGCGGATTTCGTTGGCAATGATGGCGTCAAGGCTAAAGCCTTCGATCTCCTGTTCATCAGCCATTGCGCTCACGTCCTAGACGATTGAGTTCTTTGTAGACACGCATGGCAAGATCGGTCTTTGACACGATTTTCTCGCCTTTCAGACGCTCAGCGATTGCTGGGAGCGCGGCCTTCGCCCAAGGGACCATCTCGCCCGTGGCGTCGAATATCTCGACTGTCTCGCGAACCTTGGGCTTCCGATTGGTCCACCTCGGGTCGTAGGTGACGCTGATGAATTCCGCATCGGCGCGGCTGGCCTCATCAGCCACGTTTGCGCTCCAGATACCTGAACCACTCAAGCCCTTGAGTGCCCCGCTCCATGACAAGAGATATGTTAATCGGGGCGTAAATGATCATGTAGCGGCCACACCACGAGGCGTGGCCGGTCACAATTCGGGGGACTATCCAGCGAAGCGGGTTGAACAACTTGCTCATCAGCTCACCGCCCCCATCTTCCGCACTAGCCACGACGTGACCGGAAGGCGCTCCGCTGCGTTCGTGAGATCAACCTGCATGTCTTCGAACGCATCAGATGACCAACGGCGCTCGGCACCATCAAGGTCACGCGCGACAGTGCCGAGATAGCGGCCGTCTTCGGCAATGATCCTGTCGCCCTTGCGTGCATAGATCGCCATCAGCTCACCCAGTCCGTTTCAATCTGCGGCATGTCGCGAACCGTGCTTTCCTCGGCGCCCATCACACCGCACCGAAATGCGTCGGCGCCATGCGAGGACCAGTCGTGCAGGGGACGCTGGCGCAACACCTGGTTCTTGTCGTCAAATTCGCTGCGATACATCCGAAGGCAATCAATGCCGCGAGCGCATTTCTCAGCGTCGAACCACATGCGATTGAACCGCACCCGAGCTGCGTCGATTCCGTCCATGGGCTCGTGCCGTGGCACAATCGAGACGTTGAACTGCCGCTCCTCGAGAAACTGCTTGCGGCTCTTGCCGGTCTGCAATTCCCGCGCTTCACCGTCATGCGGCAGGTAGTGGTGATGCACCTTGTAAGGCAGGCCCTTGATCCAATCGACGTAGTGGTCGAGGGCAAAGCCGCTGTTCTCGTAATAGTTGATCCAGTGCCATTCGCGGCCGATGATCTGGCCAACCCAGATCGCCATGCTGTCGCCAATGCCCAAATCCCATGAGGCGAACACATCAGCAGCACGATCAAGCGGCACGCGACCTATACGGCCATCTTCTTCAGCCGACGCCATCTCGCGGCCATAGAAGGCGCCGACAATGGCAGCCGAGAATGAGCACTCGTATTCCTGCGCATAGGCTTCCGGCGTCATCGTCCGCTTGGCGTCGGAAAGCTCTAGCTCGTCAATGATGCCGGTCTTGGATGCGCGTAGTTCGTCGGTGAACCAGCCCTCGTCAGCCTTAGCCTTGTTGTGCAGCTCGTAAAAGGCGTTGCGGCCCTTCGGCGTTCCGATGAACGTTGCCCAGCCCTTGCGGTCACTCAGCGCCGGCCGAATGACTTCAGGCCATGCACGCGGGTCAATGTCGCCCGTCTCGTCAATCACCACGCCGTCGAGGTACAGCCCACGGATGCGGTCATAGTTCTCCGCGCCGTAGAGCCTGATGCGCGCCTTGTTGTGCGGGAACGTGACGCTTAGCTCGCTTTCCGACTTCTCCATGCCGGGGATCGCAGCGGTGTATTCCTTGAGGTAGGACCACGCCACGTCCTTTGCCTGGGTGTAGGTCGGGGCAACGTAGGCAAACCGAGGTTCGCGGCCTTTATGCTCTACAGCCTTCTTGACCAGGTCCATGATGCACGCGACGGTCTTGCCAGCACGGCGATGGGCAATGACGCTAGCCCAGCGGTTTGCCCTCGTGAGGTACGGAACGAACTGCGGCCGAGCTGCGAGGTTAAGATTGACCCGCATTGCCGCCGATGGTCACATTGATCTCGATAGCGCCATCCTCAGGCCCGCTGATGGTTGTTGCCGCGAGATCGGGCATCACCTTCTTGAGCAGCCCGAGTCCGGCGCTGACCTGCGTTGCGCTCATCTCACGCTTGCCGGTAGCATGCTCAATAAGTGCGTTGAGGATGTTGCTGTTTTGGATTTTAACCCGGTGGTCCTTGGACATGGTAAAACCGGGTGGTCTGCCTCTTGGCATAATGGCCTTCCTGCCGGGGCCTTGCGGCAGATCGGCGTGACTGGCTGGAAAGATTTTGCTTACCGCCTCAGAGCAATGTCGAGGCACTTTGTGCGCACTTGGCGCAAACTGTTTCTACAGCTTCGGCCTGACCGGGTCGTCACCCTCGGTCATGCGTTGAGCCTTTCGAGTTCATGGGGCGCCCATAGCCGGATGTTGCCGACTGTGCGGCGTGGGCTGTAGGCGTCCCAGCCTATGGACTGGAGCTTTGGACGTAGTGCCCAGAGCAGTACGGAGACAGCGCGGCTGCCGTGCTCTGGTCCGCCATTGCGATCATGGGCGTAGACTTGGTCAGCGAGGTCACTGAGACCGGAGCCGTGCGGATACTTCGCCTTGAGGGCGTTGAGCAGGCGGCGCTGGTTGGGGGTGACTGTCAGATGGTCGAGGGCGGCGATGTTGACCACTGGTGTGGTCTGTCCGCAGCAAGGACAGGTGGGCATGGGCTCACCTATGTGGATTGGATATGGGCCGGGCTGATGGCGATAAACGACCGTCGCGCTCGGATGGTGATCCGGCTGGGCCCCTTGCGGCTCGGCTCAATGGCTGCCACAGATCAGGTCGGTCGTCCTGTCGCGTAACATAGGACGATTTGCCTGATTTGCGCAAGAGGCTAGGCGGCGATACCCATAGGCTTGGGATCAAATGCCCGATACCGCTCCAGCAGCTTGGCGCGGCGCCCTGTTGGCTCAACTACCGGATCTTCATCGCGGCGGCGCTTTGACACCACCTTGACCTGAGTTGTAGGCGAGCGGAGCAGCCCAAGGCCGGGGACGGATACCATGCGCAGGCCGCCGTCAAAGACCATGCAGCCGTCATGGGTGCGGCCGAAGAACTCATGGAGCTTGCCAGGGTCAAAGCGCCATGCGTGGCCGTCCATACCCTCTACGCCAAGGATGAGCCGGTTCTTGAGCAGATAGTACCAGGCGGGCTCGCCATCGAAGCCAGCAAACACGCAGCTCGGGATTTCGGGGTGGGCAAAGCCAGCCTTGCTCTTGGTGTAGCGGGTGCGGCGGCGGAATCGTGCTTCGGTGGGCACAAAGGTCCGCACACCCTGTTGCCGCAGCAGATAGGCCACGACATACTCAGCCTGCGGCCGGACGCGAAGCGCGTACCAGTTCGGATCGCCGTTCGGCTTGGTCACTACCTTGAATACATCGCGCCCCATGGTGTGTCGCCCCTTGTGGTGGTTATTCGGATTTGGCTTTGGAAAGCATGGCGCGGAACATGGCGGCGATGTATGCTGGCTCAGCCCATACGCCTTGAGTTTCGTCCAGTTTGTCGCGGCCTGCTTCGACCATCTCGGCGGTCGGTTCCGCCAACGCGGCAAGGACGGCGCGAGCGTCGTTGTAGTACGGTTCTTTGTGTCTGGCATCGCGCCTGAACCAAGGCGTGGCTCCGAGGCCATTGCGGCCCTCGTAGATCACTCTAGCGCATCGTTCGAGCATCTCGCTCATTTCCCCTCCTCCGCCAGTTCCTTGAGGACAGCATCGCCAGGGGTGGCCGGACTTGGCGGCTTGGGAATACGAAGCGAGCCGAAGCCTATACCTGTGGCTGCGGCCACGAGGAGCGCGGCAATGACGATGCTTCCGTAAGCGATCAGGAACCAAGCGAACATCTCGACGGCCCTGCTAAACCCATTGGGGAGGGAGGGGGGATGGGTCATGCGGGCTTGCTCCATGCCTTGGCAGCCGCGCTGGCGTCCTTTTTTGACCCGCACTCGATCTTCTTCATGCTGCGAATTCCTCTGATTCAGGGGAGCCGGTGGAATAGCCGAGGAGGCGTTCCATCACGGCGGCTTCCGACAGGTCGGGCTTGAACCGGGCATTGACCTTGGCGTAGCGCTCCTGCCGGCGCTTGGTCTGCTCGCTGGTTTCGCCTTCGATCAGCTCGGTCTGCTCGGCCACGAACTGGTTGACCATGGCGAGGGCACGGGCACGCTGCTCTGGCGTCTTGACGACATCGGGCGGCGGCAGGGCGGGCTGGCGAAGTTGCGACCGGCGCTCCGAGAAAAGCCGCGCGTCACGCTCCTGGATCACGGCAGAGCCGAGAATGGCTGAGGACGGGGCGAACGCCCGATTGTGCCAGTCGTACTCACCACGGACCAGCTTGCGCACTGCCGTCTCGATGTCCCGCATGTCGTGGGCGTCGAGCGCCAGCGCATAGGCTGCGAGCTGTGCCTCGCTATCCCCGCCCGAGGCTGGGAATGAGGCGAAGAGAAGTCGGAGCAATTCGGGAATCGTCGCCATGTTGAGGGCTTTCGCTGTTGATGGTCCTGTCTCGGATGAACTCGGCTAGATTGGTTTTTTGCTGGGCTGGGGAGCCGCGTGGCTGGTTGCGGTCCATCCATTCGGGCTCAAAGCCTTGCCAGCCGTTGGACACCATGGCGTCGGCGGCGGCATTCGGGTCAGGGCACTTGGCAAACTTGGCGCCGAGCAATTTGGCCGCGTGAGCGGTCATCGGCTTGCCGATCTTCTTGCGATGAGCGACCACGGCCTCAGCCCGGTCACTGGTCAGCACGGACGCAAGCTCGGCTTGCGGACTAATATCTTTCTTCTGAGGTTCTATAACTGAACTAGAAGTTTTATCTTCTACCCGCGTCACGAGCCGTTCGGTAACTTTCGGTGACGTTCGTGTAACGTTACGGTCGCGCCAGCGCTGCACTCTCTCTCGTGCTTTTGACTTCCGCGCTTCTTCGGCAGCGGCCGTCGCAGCAGCGTCCCGCTCCATCATCTCCATGACGATGGCGATCTGGTCTGTGCTCAAACCTGCCGATACCAAGCGGCGGAAATCATCCGGGCTCATTGCATGTGCCTCCACTCGGTAAGAGGCTTCGCACCCTTGCTGCGGTTACAATAAGCGCAGCACGCGGCTAGGTTGCTGTCATCGTTCGACCCGCCAAGCGCTATCGGCACCACATGATCGACTGTCCCAGCCCACGCCCCGCAATAGGTGCAAGTGCAGTTGTCACGCTCCAGCACTCGCGCACGGATCTTCAACCACTGTCTGGACCTCAACCGCTGGCCCGGAGGAACTAGCGCCGCAATAAGAGCGGCCCGGTTATCCTCATAGGCGCGAACAGTCTCCAGAAGCACCTCGTGAGGTACTCTTGCTGCGACCATCGGGGCCAATATTGCTGAGAGCTTCATGCCGTCGCCGCCTGTTGAAAACGTCCTAGAATTTACTCTGATTTGCAGGCCGAAACCCGCAGAACCATTGGATACTCACGGCGTAGAGGTCCCCCAATAGTTGTTCACTGTGAATATCGGGGACAATGGGGAAAACTATTGACTGCCGACCATCTCCAGCGTGGCCCGTGCACCTTCCGCAGCTCGCTTGATGATCTCCCTGCGCCGGGCGTCGTCATCGAACTCCCACATCTGGTGCGCGACTTCCTTCTGGAACGCGCCCTTCGACCGGAGGTCCATGGCGATGATGTCGAGGACGCGCTTGCGCTTGAGCCCGGTGCGCAAAACGATGGACGGGATGGACAGGCCGAGGCGGCGCATTTCCAGCACATCGCCCTTACGGCGAATGCGCTCCTCGCGCGGCATGGCGACGGGTTTACTCACTTCACGCTCTCCACAATGACGGGGTGGGCGCGGCGACCGGACTTGATCAGCACGATCTTGCGCCCGTACTGGGCTTCGAATAACTTTGACTTGAGCTTGAACGCGGGGGTTTCGACGCCCTTCACATCCTCGGTGACACGCTGGCCTGACTTACGGTCGACGTAGGCGAAGTCAGCCACATAGGTCGCCAATCGCGTGCCGTCGAAAGCCGTCAGCGGATACCGCTTCTGGATCTCAAGCTCGGTGATCTCCCCTGCCCGCTCCAGGAGCCGAAGCTCGAGATACCGGCGCGCTTCCGCCTTCGAGGCAAAGACGATGCCGTCGACTTCGGTGCGGACGTTGCGATATTTCGATGGCTTCACCGCCGGGCCTCCCAGAACATGCGGGGCCCATCGTGACGCTCGCCAGCAGGCGCCCAGACGTACCAAGCATGGTCTTCGGTCCCGCT